TAATTTGTAATAAGTATGATAAACTAGAGAAACTAATATTGTCAAGGGGGTATTTTGAAAAGACTTTTGAAGTGGGCATTTAAGCCACAGGATTACTATACAGATTTAGACATGATAAGTCATCTTGAAGATGATTACTATAAGGTACGAAAGCAATCTAAGGAGTTGACTAGATTTTATCTAGCCCAAGTATAGCCATGAAGAAAGACAATAGACAATCAGCTTTCGTCTTGTTCCTGTACTTGACTATCTTGCTGACTTTCCTGTTCCTGACTATCTAAAACTTCAGTTGGATTTTCCTGTTCTTGAATTAAAATTTCAGCACCTTCTTCCATACTAGACCATACTGCATTTTTAAATTCAGTAGGGTTCATCTTCTTCGCATCTGTGCTAAGGTTAGTGTGTGCTTCAATATCTGAAAGTTTTATCCCATCAAAAATATGAAGTCCTGCAAACCTTAAAATTTTAAGACGCTTATTAAAAAGTTTAGCGTTCTTCCTAGTAATCTTATTTATTCCTACAAACATGGTAGCTTGTTCTAAAATTTGCTCGATAGTTGGTTCTGACATTTTAATCTCCTAAATCTAAATCTTTTAATAGTTCTTCTAATAAATCATGTTGTTTTTTCTTTTTGCTATATAATGCAAACAAAACTTTTTTCTTTAATGTTAATCCTACTCTATGGTCTAAATATTTAGCTCTACTTATACAGACTTCCCTTAACATATATAGTTCCATTTCAGATACTCTAATTGATACTGCTCTATCCTTTAAATTAGTTTTCGTGGGCGTGTGTAGAAGCTCCACAAACGCTTTCCCAATCTTATCAATAAAGTCTATAGGCACTAAAATTAAAGCCGTAGGCATTGTAGGTCTAAGAGGCATCATATTCTCAAAGTCCCTACCATCTAACATCAAACTAATATTATCATCTATGAATAAAATTTCTGGCAAAGTTAATTTTAAATCTGCTATTTCAGTGTCATCTATTCTTTGATATTCACTTCTATCTTTATTGTTTGACATTTAATTTGTATCTCACTCTCTTGCATTTTGAACATCTAAATAATCGTTTAGTAGTTTCTTTAGCTACATCTACTGGAAAAATCTCTACTAAATTCCAATTACATTTAGACTTATTCAAAATACAGGAGAGCCTTTTAATTATATTCATAAAGACTCTCCACTATTATGTTTTTATTTACATAGCTAACACACCTGCTCCCTGTAGTATAGCCACTATTATTAGGCTTACTATAAAGAACTTCGCGTAATCTTCTATTAACATGAAACCTCCGTAATTTCAGTTTTATTAATTTACTTAGTATAATATAGTATAACATACTTTTAGTAAAAGTGAATACAATATGAAGATTAGAAAATCGGGTGTACCACCTTTTATACAAACTAAATACGACATTCAAAAAGCTAGACCTATAGAAGATTATCTTTCTAATAAGGTTCCTATGCAAAGTGATAAACTTAAAATTAGGTTGATTAGAGAAAAGATATTTGAACCTGTCTGTGCTGTATGTGGTTTGGCGTATTGGAATCAACAAGACATACCTCTAGAACTTGACCATAAGAATGGCGACCATAATGATAATAGGAAAGCTAACTTGCAATTGATTTGCCCTAATTGTCATGCTCAAACTGATACTTATAGGGTTAAGAAAGAAGGTGCTAAATCTGCTATTGATGTTCATGGTGGTGCTCCTAAAGATTAATTCTTTCCTATCCTGCCTCAGTCACAGGGTTTCTATTCCCGTAAACTGTTGATGTATCAAATGTTACAGACTCTCCCAAAGCAGTTTCTAATGCAGCTATTAATTGTGATGCAGTAAGCACTGCCGACATGTCAGCCCTTCCTTGCTTAGTCCAATATGTCCACTCAGGTTGTGTATATTCAACTCCTACGCCTACAAAACTGCCATCTTCCTTAACGTGTTCCCACTGAGGAAAGTGTCCTTCATAATCTTTTATAATTGTAAAATGTGCCATTCTATTCTTCCTCTGGTATCTTAATTACTTTTTTTATTCTTTCTAAATCATCTCTGATATCTCTTATGTCTTTTATCAGAGTGTAAAATATTTCAAACCCACTTGTTTTATAAGTTGGGTTATCTTGATTGTGTTCAGCTTTTTTGACAGCTTCATCATAGCTTTCAGCAAAGACGACTTCTTCATAGCCTGTCTCAAGCGTCACATGCCATATAGACATATTTCCTCCTAGATTAATTTCATCAATCTTATCGGCTCTATTATTATCTCTCAACGGTACTGCTACTGATTGTTTAAATTCCTTTTTTATAGGACTCTTAGGTTTTGTATCGTATCGATATCTCATCTAGCAACCAAACTCATCATATACAATGTCATCCTCACTACAGCATCCTTCACCACAACATTCATATTCTTCATCATCTATTTTATTTTCGCATGTGGATAAACATTCGTCTGCTTCACACTCATCCCTCTTACATGTTTCCTCATCGCATTGAACGTCTAACTCGCATTCGCATTCACATATAAATTGTTCCATAGATTAACTCCCCCTGTGATATTATTATACAATAGTTTGGATTAGTTTGATAAGTATTTTATGAGTTTAGAAACAGCACTTACTTTCTTAGCTACCTTCTTTGAATATTTAGCACGGCTTCCTACACCACCTGCCTTACGTTTCTTCCTATTAGTTGCGGCTTTCTGTCCGGGTGTTAGGCTTCTTCGCACAGATTTAGGCAAGTATCTACCCCGTTTCTTCTTAGGTTTCTTTTCATCACCTTCAGAAACGTAGCCCCAATCTTGGTCACCCCATCGCTTGAGTGACTTCTGTGACTTCTTTTTAGCCATTAGTTCCTGTAGCCTCCTCCAGCTTTCTTATATCGTTGTGCAAGAAGTTGTGCCTTCCTAGCAGACCATTGTCCGGGTGCACCACCTTTACTACCAGCCTTGATTCGTTGAAACATTCGTTTCCTCATGCCCGGTTTAGTATAGTTCCCTGCTTTGTTTACAGTGGACTTCTTTTTCTTCTTTTTCTTTTTAGCTGCTTTTTCAAGTATTTGATTGAATATTATTTCTGCGTAATCCATTTTATCCTACCATTTAGATTTATCTGCCCAGTAAGCTGCTGACATCTTACCACGCTTAATGTTTTTTCTATGTCGTGCTTTGAATGACTTTCGTTTCTTTTTCATCTTTTCAGACTCACCCTTCTTCGGGTCACCTGCAGTCTTAGCACCTTGTTGCCCATAACGTATGGTCTTTATTTTATTACCTTCCTTAGCCACAACTATGTGTGATTTAGTTGGATGCTTAGGAGTTCTCTTAGGTTTATTGAAACCTTCTACTCCAGCTCTTGCTAGACGAGGGTCTTTCTTCCTACCACCCTTCTTCTTTTTTGCTTTCTCCATAAATTCAGATACAGCTTCTTTTACAATAGCATTTTCAACGTCTGCCTTAAACAATCCAGCTATCCCCCCACCTGATATATCCTCTCCACGTTTACCTCCTGCTCCTACAGTCGTGCCTCCAGCTACATCTATCGTGCCTCGTTTACTACCCACACCTCCCGGATTAACTAAATCATCATAATCAAATTGTTCCATCTGTGATGTGCCACCTGTTTTAGTATCAGTTATTTTTATAGTAGGATTAGCACTTCCTCCTGATATTGTAGTTTGCATACCAGTAGTAGGGTCAAATTTACTACTACTTAACACGCCTGCACCTAACTTAACTTTTGGAGGTGTAGGTGGCTGTTTCATTAGAAAAGGATTAGTTATTGCCTTAGACAACGTAAATTGTTGTCCTGTGCCAAACTGTGCCCTAGTCATAGGTTTATTAAACATCTTTGTACCTGCTTGAGTTTCAAAGCCTATTACTTTTTCAGGGGCTCCTTCTTGTTTTACTTTCTTATCGTATTCAGGGCTAGTATCAAATATAGGTTTTATGTAAGACCCTGCTGCTGGTGCTGGAGGTGTTACTGGAGCTCTGTCTGCTGCTCCTATGTCAGCTATCTGTGCTGCAGATAAACCTTTAAATTCTGTATCAAATAGCTCTGCTCCTTTTTGTTTTATAGGTTCTGGTAAAGCATCTATACTTTGTTGAGCGACCTCTGTTACTTTATTTTCTAATTCATTCTTTTGGTCATCAGATAAACTTGCAAATTGTTGCATAGCTCTATTCTTTAAATCCTCATCAAGTCTCATTCCTCCTATAGTTCCTAGCACTGGCAATGCTGCCAATCCACCCAAAGTTAATAAGCCTTTTGGTAATCCTTTTTTAGCCTGTTCTTCTACTTCATCTTTCCCTTCATCTAGTAGAGCTTTTAATTTATTACGTTGGTCTTGAGTGAAATCACTTTTTGAAGGAGTTTTCTTTTTTGGTTTGAATATTTTACTGGCAAGTTTCTTTCCTAAACCTAATGTCAATACACCTGCTAGTAGTTTTGGTAATGCTAATAAACCCTTTTGTATTGGGATGTCAGCCCCATCGTAAGGGGCTTTTGCTAAAAAATCGTAGAATACTTGTTTTGATTTGACAAGCCCTTGTTCTTGCTTTTCATCATACATTATGTAAGACATAGAGGCTTCTAAGTTGTGTAATGAATCAGATATTTTATTTTGAATCCAACCCGGAAGCTGGTCTTCATCCTCTAAGATGTCATGCATCATGTCTGCTAAATCAGATACTCTATCTAGTTGCACTTTAGCCATAGCACCTTCATCTTCAGCTTTCTGTATCCATTGTTGATACTGTTCCATTTTTGTCATATTTTTTAAATACTGAGAGTCTTTAGGTTGTATATCAGGATTAGCCTGAGCTATTTTCTTTTGAGCTTCAAACATAGCTTGTGAGCTGTCTGGCACAGGTATTACTGACCCCGGCTTTGCATCTGGATATGTATTAGGGTCAACTTGAATCCTATAATCTGCAGTACCCGGTCCAGATATAGTTCCAAACTGTTTACCGCCTATTAAACCCTCATCCACAGACAATGTTCTTCCTCCTGTAGTAGAGCTTGGAACTCCTACTTCACCCGAAGGGGGACTCATTTCTGGGGGCTTAGAAGGTTTTGTTTGGTCTAGTGTTTGTCCTTTACCCGGTTTGTACGTACCCCCTACAAGTCCTCCCGGTTGGAATGCTAATGGAACTCCTGCAGGGTCTTTTAAATTAAGGTCTTTAGGGTCTATTGTTACAGTCTCTGGTAACTTTGGAGCACCCTCTCCCAACAACTTTTCAGAGTCTAATTTAGAACCCACTTCAATATCTAGTCCTAATCCGGGGATGGTTCCTAATTGATTTCCAATTAAAGTCTCTGCAACTCCTGTCATAGCAGATGTTTTAGAGCTTTCAGGCAATGCATCTACATCGTATATACCTTGAAAGACTGCTTTGTTAGCCTCAGTGTTATCCTTTAATAAAGGTTCAGTGCTTTGTTTTGCCCATGCCTCAAATTCTTTGAAAGATAAACTGTCTCCAGCATCTTCAGTTCCAAATAAACTTCCTAATGCTCTTGAGCCTTGTTCTTTTATTTCATCAAATACTTCTCCTACTATACCTTTATCCTGTCTTCGTTGCACATTATCAGGCAAGGCGTAGTTTTCTGTAAACGAATCAAAATCTGTTTTAGGAATATTTCCTTCACCACCATATAAAATTTCAAAATATGCTACAGCATCTGAAGGACTAGCAAATTTAGTAGTGCCTTCTACAAAGTTACCTCCAGTAGCATCTAATCCATAGGTCTTACCCCACACTGTATCCAAAGCATTTTTTAAATCTCTTTGTTGATTATCGCTTCTTTGATTAAAACTTAATTTAGATAATTGTTCAATAGTCTGTTCAGCACTCTGGTAGTCTTCATCATCATCTCTACCCATACCGTCTATGGCTTGCCACCCTTTCCAAGCTCCATATCCTATCAATGCCCCTGTTCCACCAATAGCTAATCCTATACCAGCAGCTTTAAGAGACACTGGGTTAAAAAGTAATAAACTAGCGTAAGGTAATAATTTACCAGCTTTACCAAATAAGTTCTTAAGTTGGCTAGGTTTTTTATCTTTTACATCTTTATAAGCTAAAAATTCCCTTGCACGTAAATCTGCCACATCATCTTTTTCAAGAGGTACTTCACCCATAGCTTCTTTTACAATAGAAGATACATCTAAAATGTTTTCTTTTAGAATTGTCTGATTAGAATCTGCTAAGTCTTGACCTGCTTGATTAACAACTCTAGATGGAGTTGGGTTAGATGGGTCATCATAACTTACAGGGGCATAACGTAATGCTGCACCTTCTACTTCAGGTCTACCAGCTTTGTCTTGTTCCTTTGGAAATCCAAGTTCTTCAAGATGTCTTTTGTGTTCTAACTGTCTGGCTTCTCTGTTGTTAAAAACTGCAGCTTGGTTATCACCCATTTCAGGTACTATGGATTCTCTTTTAGCCATTGTTATCCTCTTGTTGGAACCCATTGTTTATTAATTGAGTCCCATACCATGCCACTTTTTATTAATGCTTTTTGAGCTTGTCGTGCTATGTATGCTTTTTCTTTTCGTTGTTCTATTGAACCTGCAGCTCTTCTAGGAGCCTTTGTTCTTGCTGGGGCAGCTTTTGGTTTATTAGCTGCTACATCAGCTTTCATAGTGCCTGCTCCTGTTATCACTGGTTGCTGTTGTCCAACACCCATGTTTGGTGGTCTATTCATTGTCATAGCCATCGGAGGTGATTGTTTTTTCAGCGATGTTTTAAATGGATTTTTAGAAACTGCTTTTTTTATATATGCTTTTTCTGTTTGTGGTCCAGCAAATAAGGTTGTTAAGTCACCTTCAGGTTGTTTAAACTGTCCAGCAGGACTATTCTGTGTATATAAAGACAAGAACTCAGTTATATCCTCAACACCATAAAAATCTTTATTCTTACCTTCACCTAAGTCTACGATTGCACTGAAGTATCCTGATGAACCGAACTTAGGTAATAATTTGTCAGGGTTTTTAGGGTTAGTAGGTCTAGTAATTTCAGGGTTAGCTCTAGGACCTAACTTAAGTTCGTCTTCTATTTTTTTAGCAGAGGCACCGCTGTCACTGATTGGTCCTCCCGGCGGTGGTTGAGGTGGTTCCTCTTTACCGTCACTGCCCGGTCCCGGTTCTGGCATTGGTTCTGGCATTTCTACTTTAGATTCGTTTTCTTTCATTCCTGCACCTGTTGCAGTTGCTCCAACTCCGTAATCAATATCTTGTGTAGCAAACCCTTTAGGACCCTCTGGAGTAGAAACAGGCATACTACTAGAAGTAGTTGGCGTTGTTGGATACTCCATCATATCCTCTGTGTATTCAGATACTGGTAATGGTCTGTTATATCTTTTTACAGAACCACCTGTCCTACCTATAGCTTCAGAAGGTGTTCCAGTGTCAAAAGCTCCTGTGGCTGCTGTGCCTTCAGCGGGAACTTCTCTTTCTCTATTAACAGGAAAAGGAACATAGCCAAGCGTCTCACTTCTGTAAGCCTCTGGTCCAGTTACTCTTTCTGTTGTTGGCTTAAATTTATCATAATAACCTGCTGCCTCAGCTCTTTGATAAGCCGTTGTTTTTGGTGCTCCCGGTGAGAAGTCACCATATTGACCTTGACCATTATCTTTTCTTAATTCAAATATAGCTTCTTTGACCATAGCTTCCTCTAGTCGTCCTGAACCAATAGAAGCAGCTCCTTTTTTCTTTTGTTCTGGAGTTAGCGTAGAACCCATTTGTTTATCTCGTACTTTTCCAGCAGCTATTACTGGAAGCATATATGGAGTTTTATCTTTAACATCTTGACTTATACCTCTACCAAAGCCTCCCTCAGTTAAAAGTCTTTGTGTATCTCCCTTGTAGTCTTGAACTGCATCTGGACGGTCTGGCATTCGCTCACCTTCAAACTTTTGTTCGTCCTTAGTGTTTGGATTGATTGAAACTGTTCTAGAAGGTGCTATTTCTCTACTACCAATGTCTTGATATTCAATAGAATAAGATGGGTTTGCTCCTATTCCAATTTTTGGCTTATCATGATTATCCTTGCGGAGTTCTTGTATAGCTTCTTTAACTATTGATGTGTATGTTGGTTTTTTATTAGTCACTTGTAAAAGCCCTCCCATTTCTTTGTTTTTACCTTTACTGTCTATGTTAGGTAAGTTTTCGCCTTTAGGTTTTTCTTCTCCATATACAACAGGAGCAGCATCTTTTGTTTTTCCTAATATTTTCTTTGTGAGACCTTCAGAAATTATTTCAATTCTTACGTCTGGATATACATCTTTCTTCATATTATATTATACTATCTCCTTTAATTTATCTAAAAATAATTGTTTAGTTAATGACAACTCTTGTGTGGTAGTCCCTCCTCTAAGGGGCTTTTCTAAAGTAGGTCTTTTTTCACTTTGTTTAACATAGATACCCTTTTGACCTTTTTCATCATAAGTTGTGCCAGCAGTAAACTCTTTACCAGTTTGTGGGTCGTATACACTTCTACTAAGTTGACCCGGTTTAGCAAATGGGGTAGCCTCTCTAAATCTGCCACCCTCAAGTGTACCAGTCGTAGTTCTGAACTTCATTCCCCCTTTATCTTCTTCACCATATTTTACATTTGATATTTCTTTTTCAGCTTTTTTAAGACTTCTTTTAATTTCTTCTGCTATTTTATCTCTTCGCTCATCCCCCGGACTACCATCAGTGAATTTTTTATAGCCTTCTTTTTTAGCTTGTGCAGTCGCTATTGCTATTGCTCTAGACTTATCAGAGTCTTGTTCTTTAGCAATCCAACTTGTAAACATATCTTTAAATGAAGGCATTTCTGATTTAGAGATAGCAATTATTTCTGGTTCGGGAGCTGGGTCGTGAGACTTTGTTAAACAACTGCCGTCTACACATGACCCTTCCGCTTTATCACCTTTAAGTAATTCAAAATGAGCGTTCTGATTTACTCCCTTTTCACATATAGTTACTTCTGCTAGTTCCATATCATCTACTTGTAGTATAGAACTACCATCAGACTTCTTTATATCTTTACTCTTAGTAGCACTTCCTGCGATAGAGTAAGACTTCATGCCACCTTTTTCGATTTGTTCTCTTACTCTGTTAGATATCTTAGTATCATCTCTTAGTTCTGCTATAAAGAATAGACCTTTATCGTCTACACCACTTTTAAATATGTTACCAGCTTTACTTATATACGCTGGGAGTGCGTGCCCTACTTGAACATCAGAGTGCATAACCATTACGTTTCTACCTCTGAAGTTCTCCATGTATTTTTTAAATGCTTTTTTAAGAGCGTCTGTTGTAATAAGATGTCCTTCTCTATCAACAACTTCTACTGATGCGGGACCTCCGACAACCATCAAAGACATTTCACCCTCATCATCTTTTAACATTTCACATGCTTCTGCATATTCTATGTTCTCAGGATAAGCTCTGCTTAATGTAATTTTTTCTGCTGGAGAAGCTAATCCTGCTATAAATAGACGTTTATATTCATCTAATGCATCAGCAATATCATCGAGTGTAGTTCTACCAGACTGTGCTTTTTCAAGAGCAACAATAGTCTCGTCTTCAGACGAAAGCCAGCTTTTATACTCTGTATTACTAGCCATAGTAACCATTGTTTCTCCTATCCTACAGGGGATGCAACTCCCCAAATTACACCTTCGTAAGTTGTACTAGCTCCACTACCTATTACAGAAACATTTTTTCTGAAGTCTAATGGATGTGTGCTAGCAAAGAAGTTGTGTTCTGTAGTATCATTACCAGTTAATTTTATAGCGGCTGTGCTTGCTTCTGCAACAGTATCAAACGCTACATATAATACTTGTGATGCGTGAGTGTTTCTAATGCTTATTCCTCTAATCGCACCTATTGGGGATAGATGTCTTGACCTTGATAGGTCTGTAGTCCCTTCCCATTGGTATGTGTTACCACCAGCAAGGTTACCATCTATGTAATCAATAACTTTTGTGTCTTTTCTTTTATCATACATTAACGCATCCCACAACATATTAATATTGTGCTGTGTATTTGAACAGAACTTAATTTTATAAGTTGCCCCACCTACCGGAAGTTTGTAATGTACTGATACTCTTTGGTAAGATGTTGTTAAGCTAACTGCTTCACTAGTAGCTAAGACAGAATCACTAGAATCTAAAATTTGGATTACTGCATCTCCTGATGCTGATGCACCTCTTACCATTCCTTGTGCACATAAATATGCATCTGAGCTTCTTGATGTGCCTCCAGCTAAAGTATCTGTAGTAACAGTAAATCCTTCCTTAGCTGCTGAGTTCGCTGGGTTACATGTCAATTCTGCTGTGCCCAAGAAAGGGGCTGCAGTTGTTCTTGAGATAGCTGACCCCACTGCTGTAAATTCTGATATATCTGTATTCTCTATTGATGGGTTTAAAATTCTATTTATGCCGGGACTACCACTATAAGGTAATTCTAGATTTGCTGTAGTTGCCCCTTGGTCTATGTCGTAATATGCACTTGAAAATACATTTATTACATCGGCAGCACTTGTGCCTACTGAACCACTAAAAGGGACGTATCTGTCCCATGGTTGCACAGCGGTTCTTGTACTTGGGTCTGATTGCCACGTTTCAAAAGACGCTGAGTCAAAATAATCGTTTGTTATTGACATGTATTTGTTCTCCTAATCATATAGTCCTCTACGAAGCTGCCTAGAAAGTTGCTCTAAGACAGCTTTAATATCGTAGATTTATTTTTGTGGACATTTTACTTTCCGTAAGCAATTATTCTAATTGCAATTCCACTCGCATCTGCTGTGTTACCAAGTTCGTCCAATGCGGCACCGTCTGCACCTGCTTCATAAATTTCTAACTTTTCGTTAGTGTAGTCATATTGTACCACATAACCGTCAGATTTTTGTGAAATAAGAACAATGTATAGTTCCTCTAACCCCATCTGTGTAGCAGTGAAAGATTCACCACCAGTTGGATATGAGTCATCAAAAGTAATGTCTTTAATAACATACTTTATATTGCCGGGAACTCCAGTTACGTCACTTGATGAACCGGGATTTGTTATTGTTAATGCCATATTTTTATTTCCCCCTTATAGATATGGGGATGAGTAAGTTCCCATCCCCATATATTATAAGACTATGAGTTTAAGTCTAAAATCGCACCCTGTACGTCAAACCTGTAAGCTCTGAACTCTGCCATTGTGTATAGCAAACCTCTGACTACAAGTGCGTCAGCTGCGAAGTAATCTCTGTTCTCAATATACTGAGTAGGTTGAGCGACAGCGATTTCAAGGTAGTCTGTGTCCAATACGTATACGTTTGAACCCAATTTTGAACCACCTGAAGCAGCCTCTGATTTAGTAGTGTCTGCATCTGGTAGAATTGGAATACCTTGGTAAGTTGCGAGAACTAGTCCAGTTCTTGTACCCGGGAAGGTCTTTTCAGAACCTACGCCTACTTGGTACTCTTCCTGTCCCATGTATCTCTGTTGCGAGTTAAGTAATCTCTCTAATTTAAAGTATTGGTCGTGACCCATAAGAATTAACTTAGGTTCTCCACCATTTGTCCTGATAGACTGGATACAGTCATCAAGTAGGTTTAGAGATAGGTCTCTTCCAACACCACTGTTACCTTTTACAGTAGCAGCAGCACCGAATGTGCCTGAAGTTCTGTTTGCTGTAGTTAAGTCATAAGCTCCAGCGAACCTCTGTACACCACCGTTACCAACTGTTGCATCGTTGTTAATTGCAACGATATCATCAATTGATGTTAATCCTGCTCTAGTTTGCACTGATAGGTTGTCTGCTACAGTTGAAGAACCGTTTGCAGGTGTACCTGATAGTGCACTACCGAATGTTATGTCAGTACCAGAAATTGCAGAAATTGCTGGTGTATTTGCTGTTGCTGAACCAGCATCTACTAACATTACTGTGTCACCGACTCTTAAGTCAGAACCACTTGTTACGTTAGCATCTGTAGTTGAACCACCAGCCGCGATGTTTGCTACTGTGTTTGGTAGCAATAGCTCTTGGTTCATTTCCTTGATGTGGTCAAGTTGTGCGTTTTCGTTTTCCAACGCTAGAACGTCACCTACACCACCTTCTAATTGGGCAGTGTACATTGCTTTCACAGAAGCACCGAATGAAGTAGAAATAATCTTAGGCAAGCTAGAGATTGTTTCTAGGTTTGAAACATCGATATCTGGTAGACTACCAGTCTCTGTTATTGGTCGAGACCTTTGTGTACCTCTATCTGTTCTCACCCTCCAACCAACGGTGTTACCGAAAACTGTTCTTGGGATTGCGTTGAAGAAACGAGTTTGGTTGTTCAATGACTGCCATACTTTTCTTCCGAAAGTAGACGTGAACACATTATCCGCAGATGTAGTCGTATAGATTGCATCAGCAGTTCCTGTGTTCGCTGCATTAAACGCTTTTGATAAGTACTCAGGACCGAATACAGACTGGTTTAGTCCTCTATTCGATTGAGCTATGTATTCACTTAGTGAAGGCATAATTATTATCTCCTCGTTTTTAATTGTTTATTCTAAAAGTTTAGCTTAAGCCTGCGATTTCGTCTGGCAGACCTTCCACTATTCCTTGTCTCTTTAACTCTTGCATTTTTCTGAGTTCTTTGTAAGACAAGTTTGTTAGTTGGTCGACTACATCGTTCACAGTTTGAGCCTTCTTGATTGGAGTTTCGTCTGCTCCAAACACGTTAGTGCTCAATTGTGGTCTCTGTAATCCATTCTCTTCCTTGAATCCCATTTTTCGTAGTCTGTTCTCGGATTCTTCTTTGACAGCCTTAGAGATGTCTAAAGATTCGATTTGTTTTTGAAGTGCAAGTAATGATTTTTTCATGTTAACCATTGCTTTTTGTTCATCGTCACCTTCGTCATCTTCTTTTTCATCTTTAGGGAATCTGTCTTCATCGTCATCGCCCATAGCGTTTTCGACTCTCTTACCCATGTAAGCCTTTTCTTTTTTACCGTCATCATGCATAGCTTTATCTACGTCATCATCTTTTTTATCTTTATCTTCGTCATCTTCAGCCATGATTGAAGCCTGTTGGTCTTCGATACTAGACCTTGGAGTTATAGTTTCAGATGAGTCATCAGCATCACCT